TATCTATTTCACCGAATCTAGTTGCTGGCCTAGCTGATAATGAAGTTGTAACTATGAATAAGCCAGCCATTACAGTTTATCTATCTACTGGCGAACTAATGTATTCAACAGATCCATCTGGATTCTATTCAATTTCGTTTGATGTTCGTGAGGTTATAGCTTAATGCCAAGGACATTAAGTGCTGCTTTACAGGCCCAAATATCAGCCCAACAAACTAGCATTTGTTACCTGGTTGAATTTGCATTATCAACAACTGTTAGGGCCACAGATTTTTACACTGATTTAGTTTTTAACGGCAACAGTTATTCGGCTGGTGGATCTTTTTTGCAAATTAATCAAACTCAAGAAACTGGTGAATTAAAGGTAGATGAGATTTCAGTAACTTGCAGCAATATTACTAATGAAATTAGATCTTTAGTATCTAATGGAAATTATGTAGATAAAAAAGTAACTGTAGATCTTGGTTTTTTAGATGTTAATGAGAGTCTTGTTGGTGCTATAAATTTTTTTACAGGCAACATAAGATCTGTGGCCATAAGTGAAACTGGCGATAATACAGATATAAATATTATTGTTGCCAATCATTGGGCAAATTGGAGCCTTACAAAAGGCCGTCATTATTCAGACGAATCACAGCAATCATTTAGCACTGGCGATAAAGGTTTTGAATACGCCACCGAAACAAAAGATGATATTAGGTGGGGTAGTTAATGGCTGTATCAGAGGCCGTAGGTAGTAGTTTTCTTAGCAATCCAGTTGTAGCTTTTTTTATAAGGGTTGGTACTTTTTTAGCAAAAAGCAAAGTTGCAGCTGCTGTTTTTACAGCTTTTCAAATATTAACTGTTGCTGTTGGGATCAAAAATTTTATGACTGCCCAGGATTTACTTCGTAAAGGCCAGGACATACTAGCAACTAAGGTTGCAGCTGGCGGAAAGGTAAGCATTATTTACGGAACAAGGCGTGTTGGATCTCAGCTAATTTTTTTAGATACGGCAGACAATAGATCTAAAGATCTATTTTGTGTTTATGCTTTAAGTGTTGGCCCAGTAGATCATATAGATCTAACAACAATTGAACTCAATGGCGTTCCAATTACTGATACAAAGGTTTTCAGAGATGGTTACTATTTAGGCTCAGATAAAATTAGCTCTGGAGCTGGCAGCTTAAACACAACCAACCAGGTTGGCAACATTAATCAAACTTCTTCTGGAATAAGTGGAACAGATCCTACAAAACGATATAGATTTGTAGCTAATGCACATCATGGGGCAACAAGCCAGACAGTAGATCCCATGTTAAATGCATCCATAGGCACCAAATGGACTACAGCACATAAACTTAATGGCATTGCATACATTGCATTTAGTGCTGAATTTGACAGCAAGGCTATGTTTAAAGGACTGCCGCAATTAACTGTTGTTGTAAGAGGCAAAAAAGTTTTTGATCCCAGGGATTCAAGCCAAACATTTGGAACTCCAAGCACTTACACCTATTCAAGCAATCCTGCTTTATGTTTCCTGGACTATATTTCAAATGCTGAATATGGAAAAGGCCTTGGATCTAATCAATTAAATTTTACTAGCTTTGAAACAGCTGCTACAGCTTGCGATACTTTAGTAAACACCCCAGATTTTAATGGTTCATCTACAGCGATAACTTTTAGCGGCATTGCTGGAACTAACTTAATGACAACAACAGAATCTATATGGAAAAAAATTAGAGCTGGCGATAAGTTATTTTTAACAGACGGAAATTCTGGAACCATTTTCGATGGAATACAAATCGACTCAACATCAAGAGATCAATATTTTGGCGATGCACAAATAAATAAAATATTTACAAATGCAAATTTAGGATCCACATTTACAGATGAAACTGGAACAGTTTTAATAAAAACAAATAGGTTTCAGTGTCATGGTGTTATTGATGCAAATAAAACAGTGATGGAAAACAGCCAAGCATTGCTTGGATCAATGCGAGGTATTTTTAATTATGTTAATGGGCAATATGAATTAGCCATAGAAGATACTGGATCCTCAACATTTTCTGTAAATGACAATCACATAATTAGCGAAGGCGGTATAAGTATTAATTATGGCAACAAAGACAATAGGTATAACAAAGTTGTAGTTAATTATTTTAATTCGCAGAAAGGCTATGAGGCAGATACTGTAACTGTTTTGCATGAAGCAACTACAGATTCAAATGATTTTACTTCAGATGATGGAGGTGAAGAATTAGAAATAAAAATTGATTGTGAGTTTGTCAGCTCTCCTTATGTGGCTTTTAACATGGGCAAAGGCGTACTGGCCAGGAGCAGATACCAAACACAAATAACCTTCCAGGCAACTCCAGAGTTATATAAGTGTAATGTTGGAGATATTATTGACATTACTTATGCACCACTAGATCTTAATGCAACGCTTTACAGAATTGAAACAATTGATCTTTTGCCAAATGGATTGTTAAGCGTAACCGCAATAATTTATTTTGATGTGTATACCTATACTTTGCCAGCGGCCGCTAATGTTGCTCCAAAGGCAAATATTCCTTCAGCCTTTGCTTTGGTAACTCCTACAGGATTATCTTTTGTTGATACAACTGCAAGCTCTACCAACAGGCCATATATAACCTGGACAGAAAACACAGATTTTCCTACAAACGAATATAGGGTAATTATAAAAAGCGGATCTGTTGCTGTTTACAATAATATCGTTACATCCAATTATGCTTTTTTGGATTTTTTACCTACTGGATCTTATACAGCAGAAGTTACGGCAATAAATTCGGTAAAAGCTGAATCCGATGCTGGCACTTTATCTTTTAGCATTACAAATTTGCCAGTAAGATCCGAAGATATCCAAAGCAATGCAATAACAATAGCTAAACTCTCCTCAGATGTAACAAGTGCAATTTCAGCTGGTGGTACTAATGCATCGCAGTTGCAAAGAGCAACCTCAGCTCCAACAACCAGGGCAGACAATACAGCATTGCAACCGCAAGATATTTGGATTGATACAGACGATGACAATCAGCTGTATATTAGAAACTCTGCTAACAATGCCTGGGAAAAAGCCAGGGATGCAACGCTTGTAACTTTATATAACTCGTTAAATACAACTGTTGGCAGTCAAGGAACAACCCTTGCAACTGCCGTACAAGATATTGTAACTGTTACTACAGCTGAGGCAGCTACGGCAACGGCCTTAACGGCTTTAACAGTTGTGGCTGGTAGTAACACCGCTGGAGTTACAACAAATTCTTCAGCAGTAGCTACAATAAATGGCAATGCTTCTGCTGCCTATTCCTTAAAAGTAAATGCAAATGGTGCTGTGGCACAAATGGTTTTAAGCTCTAATGCTTCTACTGGATCTGGTGCAACTAGCACCATTGCTTTTTTAGCTGATACTTTTGCAATTGACAATGGATCTGGAACTGGAATTCTTCCTTTTACTGTTACTGGTGGAACTGTATTTATTGACAACGCCAGGATCACCAATCTATCAGCTGATAAAATTCAGATTGATGGCGTAACACTTGATACAAGTGGCGGACAACTGATTATTAAAACGGATGGAATTAGCACTACACAAATAGGAACCAGAGCCGTTGGATCGCAAAAATCAGCAAGTGCTTCTGGTACTTCTAATTTTCCAGATGGAAGGTCTGGAGATAATTTTGGTAACATACACACATTTAGCTTCACTACAGCGGATGCTGGTGTTTACATGATCCAGGCATCTTGCATGGTAGGCGGTGATTTTCATTCTTTAACACAACTTGAATCAAGAATTAGAGTTGGCAGCACTGTAGTTGCTGATTACTTATCTCCAATTGGTAGCTCTGCAATACAGCCTATTATTCAGCAGGGTACAATTTCACTTGCAGCAGCTACAACTTACACAGTAGATTTCCAGGGCCAAGTTAAACAAGATAACCCAGCTGGGGGTGAGCCAGTTGATATAGGTGGATTTTCTTCTGCCTTAAATATTATTAAATTATCAAAACAATAAATATGAAAGCATATAGGCCAGAAACACCATTAACCACACTAGATAAGATTAGAAATAATAGATCTTTGTTATTAAAAGACTGCGATTGGACTGTTGGAATTGATAGTCCATTAATTGATGCAAAGAAAGAAGAATGGACAACATATAGGCAAGCATTAAGGGATTTACCATCACAATATACAGATGATGATGATTTTGTATCTGTAAACTTTCCAACACAACCAGAATAAAATATATATGCGTAAATCAATTAATAAAAGTAAAATTTATAAACAACAAAAGGATGGCTAATGGCTCAACATGATTACAATTTAATCAATCAATCTGGAGCAAATTTCAGAGCTGATTTAAACAATGCACTTTCTGCAATTGTTTCCAATAACTCTGGGGCCACAGAGCCAGCTACTATGTTTGCCTATGAATTATGGGTAGATACTAACACCTCAGCTATGAAAATCCGCAACAGCGGTAATGATGCCTGGATAACTTTGCCCTGGAGTATTACAGCTAATAATACAGTTGATATTAATGGTGGTACTGTTAATGGCATAACCAGCTTATCTTTTAGCAGCGGATCCACAGTTACATCTATTTTAGATGAAGATAATTTAGCCAGTAATTCAGCAACAGCTTTGGCCACACAACAATCATTAAAAACTTATATTGATTCCCAAGTTACGGCCCAAGATTTAGATTTTCAAGCAAATAGCGGTGGAGTGCTTTCAATTGATCTTGATAGCGAAACTTTTACACTAAATGGCGGCACTGGTATAACAACTGTTGGAGCTGAGAACACAGTTACTTTTAATATTGATTCTACTGTTGCAACTCTAATTGGATCCCAAACACTTACAAATAAAACCATAGATATTGATAACAATACTTTATCTAATGTTGAGGTTGATAATTTAAAATCTGGTGTCCTGGACACTGATTTAACCTCAGTCTCTGGATCCGATAATACTCTGGCCTCAGCCAAAGCCATTAAAACTTATGTTGATGCGGCCATAACAGCTGAGGATCTTGATATAAGTGATGGTACTAATTCTGGTTCTATAGATCTTGATTCAGAAACACTAGGCTTACTAGGTGGAACTGGTGTTACCTCAGCTTTAAGCGGCAACAACATAACCTTTTCTATTGGCCAGTCAGTTGGAACTTCTGATAATGTTGAATTTGCAAATGTAACTTCTAATTTAACTGGTCAAGTATCCAGCATTGCAAATCATTCAACCTCAGATCTTAGCGAAGGCAGCAATCTTTATTTCACAGATGCCAGGAGCTTTGCTGCTTTTGATACAAGGCTGGCCACAAAAAATACTGGATCTTTAGCAGAAGGATCTAACCTCTATTATACAGAGGCCAGATGGGATGCCAGATTGGCCCAAAAAACCACAGACAACATAACAGAAGGATCTACTAATTTATTTTTTACCAACGAAAGAACAGATGATAGAGTTGCAGCACTTATACAAAATGGCACTGGCCTTACCTGGACTTATGACGATGCAGCTGGAACATTTACTGGCGTTGTTTCTTTGTCCGCTTTTAACACATCGCAGCTCTCTGAGTCTGGAAATCTTTATTACACAGATGCAAGATCTAGGGCCGCAATATCAGAAGGATCAACCCAGCTTTCTTATGATTCATCTACTGGTGTTTTAACTTACACGCAAGGAAATACGGACACTGTATCTGAAGGATCTAGCAATCTTTATTACACAGATTCCAGAGTAGTTACAAAAATTAATTCCTCGGTAGATAAAACATTTATTGATAATTTAAATGTTGTAGCTGCATCAACCTCTGGTAACTCAGCCACGGCCACTACATTAGCAGCAACCAGGACATTTTCTATTGCTGGTGATGCTACAGCTGCGGCCCAAAACTTTAATGGATCTGCCGATGTAGTTTTAAGTTTAACAATTGATGATAATGCGGTTGCCCTGGGAACAAAAACCACAGGAAATTATGTAGCCACTATAGCTGGTACGGCCAATCAAATTGCTGTATCTGGATCTGGATCTGAAACTGCATCTATTACAGTTTCTTTGCCAACAGATGTATCGGTTGCAAATGATTTAACAGTTGGTGGCAACTTAACTGTTAATGGTGATTTAACTTATTTAGATACAACAAATCTAAAAATAGAAGATAACCTTTTTGAATTAAATGCCAATTTAACTGGATCGCCAGTTAATGATTCTGGAATGTTAATACAAAGAGGATCTTCAGATAATGCTGTATTTATTTGGGATGAGTCTGCGGATAAATTTACCCTGGGCCTTACAACAGCAGATGGATCCGCTACAGGCAATATAACTTTGGCCTCATTGGGAACATTGGTTGCAAATATAGAAGGTGCAATAACTGGTAATGTTACTGGTAATGTTTCTGGATCTGCATTAACTGTTACTCAAGCGGCTCAAACAGCTATAACTTCACTAGGTAGCTTAACTGGTTTAACAACTGTTACAGCATCTATTGGTGGTGGCTCTACTAATGGTGTGCAAATATCCCAGGGTGCTATAAAGATTAAGAATGGTGGCTCACAGTCATACATAGATTTCTATTGTGAATCTAACAATGCTCATTATGTAAGAATAAAAGCACCTGCTCACTATGCTTTTAGTGGCAATAAAACTTTAACGCTACCAGCAACAACAGGAAATTTATTAAGCAGCGGAGATACATCAATTGTAACCAATGATATGTTGGTAGGCAGTATCGCAAACAGCAAACTTGCTAATACAACAGTTTCGTTTGGTGGTGTTAGTCTAGCCCTGGGTGCGGCAGATGCTACTCCTGCATTCAACTTATCGGATGCTACCAATTATCCAACATCTTCATTATCTGGAACAATTACCAATTCACAATTGGCAGGATCTATAGAAAATTCAAAACTTGTTAATTCAGCAATTACAGTTAGCGATGGATCTAATACAAGCACTGTTTCTTTAGGTGAAACAATTACATACGCAGCTGGCGAAGGTTTAGACATTGTAGAAAATGCAAAAACAATTACATATTCAGCAGAAATAGCTACAAGCTCAAACAAAGGTATTGCATCTTTTACAAATGAATTTTCTGTTAGTAGCGGAGCTGTTTCTTTGGCAACATCTGGAGTAACAGCACAAAGTTATGGTAGTGCAACAGCGATACCAGTTTTAGTTGTTGATTCTAAAGGTAGAATTACAGCAGCATCTACTACAAGCATTTCAACTGGCTTTACTCTTAGCGATGGCACTAACAGTCAAACAATAGCTGGCGGTGATACCTTGACAGTTGCAGGTACTTCAAACGAAGTTGATGTAGCAGTAAGTGCAACAGATACATTAACAATTGGATTGCCAAGCGATGTAACTATAAGCAATGATTTAACAATTGCTGGAGATCTAACAGTTGCAGGAACTACCACGCAAACTGGCCCAGTTGTTACTGATAATAATTTTACAGGCCTATCTAATAACAATAGTGGCAACTCAATTGATTTTGGTTTTTATGGTAAATATGTAGAATCAGCAACGACAAAATATGGCGGCATTTTTTACGATGCATCTACAGATAATACTTTTAGAATTTTTACTGATACACAAACAGAGCCATCAACAACTGTAAATACTGGTGCAACAGGTTACCAAGCAGCTAATCTAATATTAGGCAACCTTAATGCCACTAGCATTACTTTAAACAGCACAGCATTAACCTCAACTGCCACAGAACTAAATTTATTAGATGGATCTGTGGCCAACACAGTTGTTAATAGCAAGGCTGTAATTTATGGATCAAGTGGCGAACTAGCAGGAGCATTAAGCACAGCAGCACAGCCAAACATAACCAGCCTGGGAACAATATCTGCCTTAGAAATAGCAGGCAATTTAATTGTTGATACAAATACATTAAAGGTTGATGCAAGCAGCAAAAGAATTGGTATTAACCAAGCATCACCAGATGTTTCTCTGGATCTTGGATCTAATACAGATGCGGTGCATTTGCCAGCTGGAACAACAGGCCAAAGACCTTCAAGCCCAGCACCAGGTTATTTTAGATATAACACAACCACAGAAGGATTTGAAGGTTACACCGATGAATGGGGTGCCATAGCAGGTGGTGGCGGTGGTGCTTCTGCAATGGAAACCAATAACTTTACTGGCGATGGATCTGCAACCGCATTTACATTAAGCAGCACTGTTTCTAGCGAAGATAATTTGTTGGCTTTTATAGAAGGCGTTTACCAAAACAAAGCTGATTTTGTGGCCAGCGGAACTACTATCACTTTTGATACAGCACCAGTTAACGGCCGCAACATAGTTGTTCACCATGTTAAATCTGCCATTGGCGGAAGCAATGTCATATTAAATTCATTTACTGGCGATGGATCAGATACAACATTTACTTTATCAATTGCACCAGTGTCCGAAAATAATACACAGGTTCATTTGGATGGGGTATATCAAAATAAATCAACCTACACTGTATCTGGAACTGTATTAACTTTTAGTGCCGCACCAGCTGCAAGTGTTGCCATTGAAGTTATTATGTTTACACAAACCACAATCAATGTGGTTGGCGATGGAACAGTTACCAGCGCAAAGCTAGATACCAATATTGCAATTGCAGGAACTTTGAATGTTACAACAGTTGGGAATCTTGGTACTTTTTCACAGGATGGACAAACTAATTTCTTTATAGGATTTAACCAAGGATCAGCCGATGTTGGCTTAGGATTTGGCCATTCAGCTGGCACTGGTAGAGCTTATTATCCTTGTAGAGATGAGGGTTCTGGCGTAAGTAATGCGATTGATTTAGGTACAAGCACTTATAAGTATAAAGATCTTCATTTAGCAGGAATAGCATCTATTGGCAATTTAAAAATTGGAACAGATCAAGGTTCAGACGGACAGGTATTAACATCTACTGGTAGTGGAGTTGCTTGGGAAGATGCTAGTGGTGGTGTAGCAGGAATAGTATCTAATGCTAATGCTACTGCTATAACAATTGATAGTTCTGAAAATGTTACATTCTCACAGAACATATCTAGCGTAAATAATTTATATGTTGCAGATGACATCGGACACGCAGGAGATACCGATACCTATATGTCATTTGAAAATAATTATTTAGGTTTTTACACAGGCGGTGTTAATACTTTAGCTATGAATGCTGGCAAGGTGGGAATTGGTACAAGCTCACCGCAAAGAAGTTTACAAGTTGGTGAGTATGGAACTGGTAACGGAGAAATAGCCATAGCTTCAGTTGATAGTGGCGTAGGCTCAATACTTTTTGGAGATTCTGCAAGTGGAGCAGCTCTGTATGACGGCTATCTACAGTATAACCACTCTAATAGATGCATGATTGTTGCAGCAGGTGCGCAAGATTTAATGCGGTTCGGAGCAGGAGCAGGTACAACCTTGAGCGGATTAGTACAAGTAACCAACTATGGAAATGTAGGTATAGGAAGAACACCACAATACTATGGCTCAAACAAGTATGTAGATATGATGGCAGGTGCTAATGGCGCTATGGTTCTACAGTTAATAGGGAACAATGGTAGTGGTGGAAAACTAAACTTAGCAGCAGAGGTTTCAAAATGTAGCATTATTACAGAGAACAATGGTCCTTTAGCCTTTGGCTGTAATCAAACAGAGTACATGAGACTTGATAATACAGGTGAGTTTCTTATAAACAGAACAGATGGGTTTGGTACTGGTGGTGCAGCAGCATTATTCGTAACTGGTAGAAGTGATGTAGGTATTTATTTAACAGGCTCTAATTCAAGTGGTTACACATTAATGTCGTTTCATAATGGTGGATTAAACCAAATTGGTAGTATTAAAAACAGTAATAACAATGCAACTACATACAACACTTCTTCAGATTACAGATTAAAAGAAAATGTAGATTACACATGGGATGCTACTACTAGATTAAAACAACTTAAACCTGCTAGATTTAACTGGATTTCAGATGATTCAAATACATTGGTAGATGGATTCATGGCACATGAAGTTTCAAGTATTGTACCCGAAGCAACTGAAGGTTCTAAAGATGCAACGGAAGCAGTTACTAATGTTGTTTTAAATGCAGAGGGCAATGTAGTAAAAGCAGGTGTTACTGAAGCTGAATGGGAAGCAGGCAAATTAGAAGTTCTTTACACACAAGCTGAATATGACAATGGAGATATTGGAGAAAATTCTTCAATAGTGGGAGATGTAAAAACTGCTAGAAGGTTTGACACAGACACTACATGGGAAGCTAACCACACAAAAAATGTTTATCAATCAATAGACCACAGCAAACTTGTACCACTGCTAGTAAAAACAATACAAGAACTTGAAGCAAGAATCACAACACTAGAGGGATAACATGGCAAACACTAAAATCACATCAAGCGTTATAACAGACAATTCAATTGGCATATCAGCACTTAATGTTACAGATGGATCTAACGGCCAGGTACTAACAACAAATGGATCTGGAACATTATCTTTTGCTAATTCGGCAGGTGGTGTAGATGGGATAGTTTCTAATGCTAATGCTACCGCCATAACTATTGATAGCTCAGAAAGGGTTGGTATTAATTGCACGCCAACAGTGCCTTTTCAAGTACAAACAACTAATGATTATCAATTAAGGTTCATGCACCATGCAGGCACAAGTCAGTCAAGAATA